ACGGCAAATCAAAAACGAACTCCAACACAAGTTTGAGGTAAGCTTTGAAAGCCATGTTCGTAAGCTTGCATAGATCAGAGATGAAGCGATGCAGAACGGTAACTTCGCCGCCGCCGTCAGTGCTGAAAAATCTAGAGGTCAAGCGGCTGGATTGTACATAGATAGAAAAGAGATAATGATGGGTAAGATAGACCAGATGTCTCGGGAGGAAGTAATGAAAGAAATACAAAAGATTCAGGAGGAGTTCCCACAGCTTGTGGAACAAACCAAACCTGCGATTGATGTAGATTATACTGATATAGAAGTACACCCAAAAGCTGATGAAAAAACCTGAGTCAAAGCTCTGGCATTTGCTCCGTGATGGAACAAGAGGCAAGGTTCACTGGACACGAGTTGAGTCATGGTCTGTCCCAGGAGTGCCTGACTTGAATGGATGTATGAACGGAAAAGAGTTTTGGGTTGAGCTAAAGGTTCTTACGACAAAGACTGACAAGAAGTTTCCAAAGTGGCGACCTCATCAGATTGCTTGGCAGACAGGACGTACAGCGAAAGGAGGCTGTGTTTGGAACTTGGTTCATCATCTCCTGTCCCGTCGCCTCTTTATTATTGATGGAAAGAACCTTGGACCGAGATTGATGGACGATGATTGTACGTACGATGGAACGTATGAGATGCCGAAAGATTATGATGGATGGTCTAAGATCCTAGAGCGAATGATATCGTAAGACTTCGCCCGAAGTCAGCGGCTTCTGTTCAAATGTGCTCATTATGAGTAATTAAGGGTTTACAATCATACGCCCCATATGCTATTCTATTTACATAACTTAAATATAAATACTCGTAGAAAGGAGTACATTATGAAGACTAACACTGCTAAAAAAATCGCCCCTAAGGAAATCACCTTTCAGGGCATTAGTTCCATCCCTGCTGACAAGCGTGAAAAGGTAGGCGTTATTCCTGGGGATATCTACACATGGTTGAAGGACAAGGCAGGAAACAATCCTGCTAATGTTATTATACGTCCAGTCCAAGGGTTGGATATCACTAAGGGTTTCCCTTTTGAGCGTACCATGTTCCTTAAGGACGGTACACCTAATCATGAGCGACGTGCCTTAGTGATGTGGGCATTGGTCAACTCAGGCAAGGCTGAATATACATTGGCTGATTGCCAAGCTGACCACAAAAAAATCAAATCACCTGCCTACGGTGTGAAAGGTTTAATTGATGCCCTTAACGGTGGGCAGTCACCATCCGCTAAAACCACATGGGGACGGAACTATGTTGAGCTTGTAGTTAAGAAATAATTACTGGCAATTAGGAGGGAGCTTGATGGCTCCCTTCTTTTTTATTTTGATGGACGATGGATATTGATGGATGGACAATGATTGATCGTCTTTATATGTATATGTATATAGACATCTAAAGAAGTCGCACGAAGTCGGTCGGGGAGGTTATAGGATACACCTTGATAACCGTATATGCTATATTTAGGTATGTTCAATTTAATAAAAGGATCAAAACTATGTACATAGACGATAACAATTATGACACAGCAATAGAGAATCTTGATGATTGTATTTGGGCGATTAACAATATGTTAGATTATACTATCAAGCCAAGAGGCTTTGCTTCTAAAGAAGACCATAAGTATCTTGAGCCAAGATTCTCAGAGGCAAACCGTTATATCATTAGCTTGCTAGCTCATCCAAAGCATAACGAAAAGTTTAAGGCTCTGCATCGTGATAAAGATTACGCACAGATCTTAAGCAAAGCGATGGGGCGACTTGTCAATACAACGTATCAAGAGTTTGCTGACACAGTTAATCAAAGATATTAACTAATTAGGAGGGGGCATTGCCCCCTCTTTTTTTGCCCTGTTGTTTGATGGACATTGATGGATGGACAATGAATGATGACGAGAAGAATATATATCTTAGAACATATATCCCAGAAGCCGATCTCAAATGAACTCAGTCCCGAAACTAAAGGATACACCTTGACGGCGTCAAGGTGTAAGGTATTAGTATAAATTAATTAACACGGAGGTTACTATGTTTATGTTTTTCGCGGTCTGTGGTGTCGCCGCTTTTTTATTCTTTTTGCTAGTTGTTAATCTAATGGATCTATGATGATGGTTGATTGATGGAGAGCAAAATCACGTGTGTAACATATGATCACATAAGAGGGTCAAAAGCTGCACTTAGGGGTTTACAATGTTGTATATTAATATATATTAGTAGTTGTAAGGCGTTGCATTGGGTAACGCCCATTTTTAAAAGGGTAAAACTATGGTAAACAAACCACAAGTTTTAAACGGTGCTACAGGGGTAAAAAACCCAGTGGTAACAGCCCACGTAATAGCTTTTATTAAAGCTAACGGTGGGTTAGGTAATGTTGCGTTGCAACTTACCCCAAACGCTATTGGCAAAAATGGCGTTTTATTTGGTGGTGGTAAATTAACCACTGCTTTAGCCCCCAACAAGCAAGGCGTGCTTGGTGGGCGTGCAAGCATACTATGGGCTTGCATACATGGTTGGGCTAACGGTAAGCCAGTGGCTACCAACGTGCCTAAAACAGTGCCTAGTGCCGTGCCACTTAGCACTATACAGCTAGCACACACAGCTTATAAAGCTAGCGTGTTTGCTAACGCTAATACACCACAGTTTGGTAACACCAACCAAAACGCTGTGGTTGCCTTGCTTAACGGTGGGTTTAGCCCTGCTTGTAAGCTATATGGCACAGCGTATGCCAAGCTTGTGTTAGCTTAACCTACACCGTGCCAAGTACCCTTAAAAGGTACTTGGCACACGTTAGTTAACGTTAACGTAAACCTCGCCCCCCACACCCCCCTTGGAGACGAGAAACATGTAAATGCGTTAGCGTTTACACGGTTTTTGATATTTCAACAGCACCCAAAAAATTATTGTACCCCCACCCCCCTTTTTAGGGTTGGGACTCCTATAAGGTTGCTTTTGCAAAAATTTTATATTATTTCTAAAAAACATGAGCGATGTGCCATTGAATATTCCCACGGATAAGTTAAAGACTTACGCACAGCTTTTGGAAAAGCAAAAAAGGTTCAAGGCTAGTGAGCGAGCACAGAAAGACTTTTTGTCATATACAAAAACTGTTTGGACTGAGTTCATAGAGGGTCGTCACCATAAGATTATGGCTGATAAGTTTAACAGGTTGGCGAAGGGTGAAATCAAAAGGTTGATTGTGAATATGCCCCCACGCCATACTAAGAGTGAGTTTGCCAGTTACCTATTGCCTTCGTGGTTGATGGGCAAAAACCCTAAGTTGAAGATAATACAGGCGACGCATACTGGAGAGTTAGCTGTGCGTTTTGGACGTAAGGTACGTAATTTGATGAATAGTGTTGATTATTCGTTGGTATTCCCAGAAGTGAAGTTGCGACAAGACAGTTCAGCGGCAGGCAGATGGGAAACGGATAAGGGTGGTGAATATTTTGCGGCTGGAGTTGGAGGTGCGATTACTGGACGTGGTGCAGATTTGATGATTATTGATGACCCCCATTCAGAACAAGATGCGTTGTCGCCTGCGGCGATGGAAAGTGCGTATGAATGGTATACCAGTGGACCGCGACAGCGTTTACAGCCTGGAGGAAGCATAGTGATTGTGATGACGCGATGGTCTGAGATAGATTTGACAGGTAAGTTGATGAAGCAACAGGGTCGTGATATCCTTGCTGACCAGTGGGAAGTGGTTGAGTTTCCTGCTATTATGCCCGATGGCAAGGCATTGTGGAGTAATTTTTGGAAAATTGAAGAATTGGAAAAGGTACGTGCTTCGTTATCGGTTGGCAAGTGGGAAGCACAGTGGCAACAGAACCCTACGAGTGAAAGTGGAGCGATATTAAAGCGTGATTGGTGGCGTATATGGAAACAAAAGGATATACCGCCTTTGCAATATGTGATGCAGAGTTATGATACGGCGTTTAGTAAACAGACGAATGCTGATTATAGTGCTATTACGACGTGGGGTGTGTTTTATAATGATGAAGATAAGATGAAGCCCAATATTATACTGTGTGATGCACGGCGAGGACGGTGGGATTTTCCAGAATTACGGCGTAAAGCGTTAGAAGAATACGAATATTGGGATCCGGAATGTGTTTTAATTGAAGCAAAAGCATCGGGTATGCCGTTGACGCAAGAACTACGGTCTATGGGCATTCCAGTGCAGAATTATAGCCCGAGTAGAGGTAATGATAAGTTTACTCGAGTAAATTCAGTTGCACCGATGTTGGAAAGTGGGTTAGTATGGTGTCCAGAAGAGAGATGGGCTGAAGAAGTTATGGAAGAATGTGCTTCTTTTCCAGCAGGGGAGCATGATGATTATGTTGATACAGTTACACAAGCCTTACGCCGATTTAGAGAAGGTGGTTTTATAACACACCCAGAGGATTACAGTGATGAAACAGATTTACCCCCCAGACAGAACACCTACTACGGATGATTTGCAAATAACTTTAGAGAAGTTACAGGAAAAAATGAATAATTTTTTTGATGAGATACAGCCCAAAGTCGTAAAGCCTAAATTTACGGTAATACAGGGTGGAAAAAAAGATGGCTGAGGAAAAAAGCCCATACGATAATATCGATAAAGAGTTTACATTGGTCAATCGACCATTCGAACCTGAGCTTGGCGATAATATTGAAGTAGAATTACCAACAGAAACGGTGGTGAATGAAGATGGTAGTGTTGATGTAGGTCCGGAAGATGAACTAAAACCCGAGATGGGGTTTGGCAGTAACCTTGTACAAGCGTTAAGTGAAGATGATTTAGCAGGTATTAGTAGTATGGTGCTTGAAAAAGTAGATGAAGACAAAAGTGCAAGGCAAGAATGGATTAATACCTATATAAAAGGATTGGAGTTGTTAGGTGTCAAGTACGAAAATCGTACAGAACCCTTCCAAGGAGCAACAGGTGTAATACATCCGATGCTAAATGAAGCAGTGTCCCAGTTTCAATCACAAGCGTATAAGGAACTGCTCCCTCCCAGTGGTCCTGTGCGTACACAAGTAGTAGGCGATATTACACCTGAGCTCGAAAAACAAGCCGAACGTGTGAAAGATTACATGAATTATGAGATTATACACACGATGGAAGAGTACGATGCTGAGTTTGACCAGATGTTATACTACTTAGGATTGTGTGGATCGGCATTTAAAAAGGTTTACCGTGACCCACAGTTGGCAAGACAGGTATCAAAATTTGTACAGGCTGAAGATTTGCTAGTCCCGTACAACGCTACTGACTTAAATAGTGCTGAAAGAGTAACACATATTATAAAAATGTCGCCAAACGACTTACGTAAACTGCAAGTGAGCGGATTTTACGATGATATTGACATAAAAGGGGGAGAAGGCGAGCAATCTGACCTTGATTACACTAAAGAAGAGCTAACAGGTGTGGCAAAAGTAGGGAGTTATGAAGAAATTACCCTATACGAAACGCATTGTTACCTCGATTTAGAAGATTTTCCTGATGTAGATGCCGAAAATGAGCCAACAGGCATAAAATTACCGTACATTGTTACCGTTTCTGCAGATTCGGGTGATGTTTTATCTGTTTACAGGAATTATGACGCTAATGACATGCAAAAGCGCAAAAAACAGTTTTTTGTTCACTATATGTTT